GCTAGACCGTTAATGACTTGTCCGAGTTGGGTGGCAGTTGAACCATTCCACTTGAAAACACGAACTTGACCAGTGCTTTCCGCTCCGCCACCATCATTGCCATACGCGCCAACAGCAATAATAGTACCATCACTACTGAGCGAGACAGACTCACCAAAATTGTCGCCAGCCGCTCCGCCCACAATAAGAAGGAATGCGGACCCCCAAGTCGTACCATTCCACGTGTGTAAGCGGATAAGTCCTTTATCAACACCGTTGGTATCAAATTTAGGTGCCCCATAAGCAATGGTACTTCCATCATCGCTTATTGCAACTGAATACCCAATCATGTCTGAGACGGAATCTCCACCAGTAATGGTTGACCCGAGCTGGTTCCAAGTGGTACTACCATTGTATTGATATATACGTACGCTACCAGTATCTGATACTGCTGTACCATTTGCCGCTATATCAGCATTTCTAGCCCCAATAACAACTCTAGTGCCGTTACTACTGAGTGCTACAGAATTACCAGATTGACTATTGGCGACGCCATCAATATCGCCGCCCAACTGAACCCAATAGAATTTGCCAGCAATAGGACTGCCATCACCGCCATTAACGACAATCGGTTTATTAGTAGGAGACGTTCCAGTATGAGTAAAACTATTGATGGTATAATTCGCCCAAGTCGCATCGGCAATCGTTTGATATTTATAAACACGGGTTTGACCTGCATCAGAACCAGCAGCAGAATTGACAAGAGCCCCAATAGCAACAGTTGTGCCGTCGCTGCTTAGTGAAATTGACCACCCAGCATAGTTGTATCCCGCTTCGCCGTTAATGTCCAAGCCCAATTGAACCCAATAGGATTTGCCTGAAACGGGCAATGCATCGCCGCCATTAATGACGATCGGTTTATTGTAGGGAAACGTTCCAGTCTGCAAATAACTATTGACGGTATAATTAGTCCAAGTCGTATCGGTAATCGTTTGATATTTATAGACACGGACGTGACCAGCATCTCCACCAGTTGCATCATTATAAACTGCGCCAATCGCAAGGATTTTACCGTCTTGGCTCAGCGAAACGGAATAACCCGAATAGTCACTAATAGCCTCCCCATAAATATCTGGGCCGAGTTGATATGCGACATATCCCCCTGATCGATTAATATCAGTCGTCGGACTATTATTATTAACATTAAATGCACCTGCTCCAATTGAAGTAACATTATAAGGGATGGAAATGCTAGCCAGATTAAAGCACCCAGAAAAGGCATTCGCGCCAATAGTAGTCACCGTATCGGGAAGTTGTATATCGTGTATCATAGTGCAGCCCAAAAAGGCGGAGTTACCGATCGTGGTAAGTTTTGAATTTTCGGAGAAAGTTACGTATGTCAACCCACTACATCCATTAAACGCATTCGCACTGATTGTGGTAACGGTGCTGGGAATATTCATCGAAATGAGGTTAAGTGCATTGCCACTGTTAGCAGAGGCGATACTACTGCCGCCGCCAATAACGATAACGCCCTCTTTAATATCGGCGTGGATTTGCGTAGTAGTGGTAGGATTAGTGGTATTAGCAACTGTTCCACCAAGACTTAACGTGATAAGAGGATTAGTAGTATAAGCAACAGTTCTGTAATAACTACGAGCACGATTCGTACCGCTAAAATTCGGAAAATTAAAAGTAGTAGCACCATTAACAGTCGACGTATATGTAGATAATTCAGATGGTATATAAATCAGGGTCCCAGCCTTAGATGCACTAAATTCTGCTCCCATTAAACCAGTCGATACGGGAGTAGGGGCAGAATTCATTGAATATCCATTATGTTTGCGCGGACCAACCGAATTGGTAATGGAGCGCGGAAAGTATACATTACTAATATCAACTGCGCTACTATCTGCATAAAGAAATGCCCACGGAATAACTTCCAATGAAACTGGCATAACAAGGTTTGCCGAATGAGTAATTCGATGAGTATTCTGCAACGCACTTGAATTTCCAGTAGATGTAGGTCCTAAGTAACGCAGACTGTTGGGCAAAACAAAGTCACGTAAATATTGTGCAGACCTTTGGATACCACCGCCATTAAACCCAAAACACTGATAATCAATCGACCTTAATCTAGAGCCAGCACCAAATGTGACGGTATTCAATAAATTAACATTCGTATTAACAGTAGTAAGAAACGCACTATTACCAATAAATATGACGGAGGAAGGAATAAAAATACTGGTCATCGTTTTGCCAACATCAACGAAAGCATTAATGCCGATATATTTAAGTCCAGGATTGTTACCGTAGGTGACCGATGCCAAGCTAGTGCAACCATAAAAAGCATTATAATCTATGATTCTAACACTATTGGGAATAAAGAAAGAGGTTAATGCCGTGCAAGATTGAAACGCGCTGTCATCGAGAATTGTGAGATTACTACTGGGTGAAATGAATACATTCGTTAATCCGGTGCAATTATAGACAGCGCCAACTCCGATATCCGCGACCGTATCGGCAATAGTAAGCGTTTTTATACTAGTAAAATTATCAAATGCACGTGCATAATTAGTACTACTACCAAGTATACCCGTAATGCCATTTAGAGTCACAACGTGATAAAAGATATAAGCATTTATCGCTTGATTAGTAAATCGTCCAAGAACGCCATCACTAACCTTGCCAGATGTACGATCAAACTGAACGGTAAAATAGTATTTCGCCACGTTATTGGTATTAAAATAAGTAGTATTCGCATCATCAATCCTAGATTGTGGAATTCGTATAGAAGTGTCCTGTCCAGTGTAATCAAATTTGTTGTAATAATTCATGTAACTAAACGCACCAGAGCCAATCGTGGTTAATGAGTCAGGTAAATATACATAGTTCAGCGAATAATTATCATAGAATGCGTTTACATCAATTATCGTAACTCCGTCAGGAATACGAATGGATTGGAGCCGATGATTGTATATAAATGCACCAGAACCGATGCGCTTGATTGCTGGACTAAGAGTTTGTATATTATAGCGTGTAGGTATTGGTGCACCAGTATTGGGACGAGCCAATAAACCATTACTAGCAGCAGGAACAGGATTAAGAGATAAATCAACTGCCGTATTTAAAAAGCTAACATTCCTTAAAAAATCGCAATTTACACAGAAATTTGCAGATATCGCCATATATTTGTCATTGTTTGTATCGGGAAAACCATACTGAGCGATCGTAACTTTGTCCCAAAAACCCCCACTATTATAATCCCCCCAAAATGCAATCCCTGTTTCAAATGATAATGTAGTAAATGATGGTTTCCCAGCTAGTGCCCCATTACCAAATGCATGAGTACCAAGTGCTTTTACCGAATTGGGTATAGTAATCTGTGTAAGATTACTAGTTATGGTGTCCATATAAAACGTTGCATGATAAATTGCTTCCAGTGGATGAGCATCAATTAAATCAAACGTATTGCTTAAAGGTATATTTCTGAACGCATTATAGCCCATCGTTTTTACACGGTTATTGAAATAAACAAAATTTAAACCCGAACAATTCTGAAACGCAGCTGTATCAATAACGACCGTTTGTGTCGCACTATGGTGAACCGCAATAGATTTTAAATCCACAAGTCCCGCAAACCGATTAGTAATAGTCTTGACGTTCGCCGAGTATAAAACGTGGTAATTGAAACCAGTGCCAATCGATGAACTCGCGGTCAATGCATTACCATTGACATCATAATTATTATTGATAACGTGAACCGTTGGAGCAGGACCGCCCATGAAGCGAAATCCAGTAGCGGTAGTCGAAGTCCAAGAGAAATATCCAGCTGTTACCAATCCAGTAGTGAGCGTGGTTCCAGCAGAATTGACAGTATTATGATATGTGGTCACAACGAGTTTCTCGGCCATAGCACGGAATGCGTCGGCACCAATATGAGTAGTCTGCTTAGGTATATGTATGTAATGCCTATAACCAGATACCCCACTTTTAAAACAGCCTTCAAGAACGTATTGCGTATCAACACCAATTGCGGTTAGTAGAGTGTATGCATTTTTCTGAAAGAAACTAAAAAAATACGCATTCTGACTATAATAAAAACAGAAATTCGGTATATTAGTTATATTTGGAATAATATATGCACGTGCACAGTTATCTTGAAACATTCTTGGCCCAAAAGTGACAGTACTTGTTCCAGATAGAAAAACGAACTGTCTGGTACTAGATGCCAAACGATTGCCGTCATTTCCTAATCTAAATGCAGCGGAGTCTCCACTAAACAGAGGGAAAGAGACAACCGAATTCGGAAAATAAAACGCAGTGACATTGCAAGGCGCATTGGTGCTACCGTTATAAGCCTCAAATGACCCATAACTGATTGCAGTAAGACTGCTAGGAAAACTCATTCCAATCATATTACTATATTTGGCGGCAGTAATTGAAGCTGGACGAAAAACACAAGATGTTTCTGCACCGATTGTAGTAACTCCACTCAAAATCTTCCCCTTCCAATAAGAGTTGATATTTGTAAGCGCGCTAACGGCCGTACTAGTTTGTAACACACCGGTTTGAGAAAACGTAACTTCTGTATAAGCCCGTATTGAAGCAGCGGCTGGAAAAGAGGATGAAATATTATTGGTCGTATTATAATAATAGATTGCACCAGAACCCATTGCCCCCGAAAATGCAGCAGCACCTACGGTCGGTGTGCCTAGAATAGTAACCAATGCGAGAGATACGTCATATTCAAACGCATTATTACCAATACTAGATACAGTTTCGGGAACAACAAAATAGGTAAGTTTGGGACAATTGCCAAATGCGTTCTGTCCAATTGTACTGTCCGTAACATAGGCATCGCCAGACCGATTCCATCCATAACCCATAACAGCAAACTCTAAACTTGTACAAAAATTACACATATAATCGGGAATAATTTTAACTGTATCAGGAATATGTAAGTGACGCAACGAAGTGCAACCCGCAAATGTGCCCGATCCAATGGAGGTTAATAAGTATTTCTTGCTAGTGGCATCGACCGCACAGTCTAATGTAATAGACCTAAGCGCAGTACAGTTATAAAAAGCATTATTGTTGATAGTAGTCACCCGATTAATAGTAGCGACGACAACCTTGGTGTCACTTGAAAATGCATGACTATCAATTGTGGTAACAGCATCTGCAAAGTCTGCTTCATAGAATCCAGTAATACCAATCGAATTGAGTGTGTTGGTGCGATGAGCAGAAGTAAAGACACCGCTAGAACCATCAAATTTAACGGTAGGCAAGAAGCCGCTCTCGCCAGTACTATCCGTCATAGTATAATATCTGGATGTCATAGTGAGCCCGGTATATGTTATATGTGCATAAAAAAATAGATAACTAAACCAATGTCCAAATGAAAAATATACTCGCACACAATCGGCAAAATCATAGTTTATTCTTATTGAAGTAACAAATTGAAAAACAATATACAAATAATAGACAGGCAAACAAAAACCAGTAAAATGATAGACGCAGACCTAAACGCGTTTACGACAGAAGAAATCGCAAAACGGATAATCAAATGACCGAGTCAAACGGTCTATACGGGGTTTTTTCATTGAACCCAAGAATAGCGGGAGGGTTATTATATTTGTCACCGACCAAGTTTTGAGGGACCACATCAATGATATAATTAATGACGTCGTGGCAAATTCCTCGTGAAACCAACGTCTCGTAAATCCGAAAAGTTTTGTCATATTCAATGAGTTCAAACTTACCGATGGTCTTGTCGGCGAGAAGATATGGAACTTGGCTGAAAATGATATTAATGGGTATAATTTTGACAGGAGTATTGTCGGGATGCCATTTTAGATGGCAGCATTCCCCCGTAAGGTTTTCCCAAGAATTATTTTTATTTTGTTGGTAGTTTGACACGATAAATTTGACGGGAAAGATGGCAACGGGCCAACGATTTTGGTCAAGGATGACAATATCACATTTTTTATTACCAGAGGCGTTGATACTGCTTATTTTTTGTTCAAGAGCAACGGTCCATCTGTGTTGTTTACAGATACCATTTTCCAAGATGGTTTTGATTTGTCCGTGAAGGAAGTTCACTTTACAAGAACTACGCGCGCCCCTGTCAAGATAAATGGCGAGGGTTTGGCGGACAATGTCGAGAAAGTGCATATTGGAAAACATTGATTAAGATTACTCCGAATTCATATTATAGTAGTATATCAAGGATGATAACATTGATATACACAGAGCAATTTTCAATTTTATTGGATAAGACATTAAGATATTTATCAATAAAAACAATAAATCATTTAAGCATCATCAGCAGATGACCCCTTTTTGGCAGAAGGTTCGTCCTCGTCGGACGGGAGATCATAGTCGCCAAGTGTGCCATCATTGTGTTTCATAAGAATAAGAGTGCGAAGAACCGAAATCAACATTTTATTTTCTTCGGCAAGATGATTGTTGTGTCCAATGATGGTTTTAAACTGACTATGCTGATAATCAAATAGTTCAGATACAAACGCTTTCGTAAGGCTGTCAAACGCCTTCGCATTCACCGTGATATTTTCATTCGGAATGGGCTCGGACGGAGGGGGGTACTTGGAGGACATCAGCGATTGAATTTGCTCTCTGAAATCGCGTCGTGCATTTTCCGTGAAGTCGTGATTCGCTTCCTCACGGGAAACAGCAGGACGTTCCAATTTAACAGGCACTGGCCCAGGACCAGATGCCTTTACTGGTACGGCCACAGGCCCAGCCCCCTTTTTCGGTTGTTCGACAATATCGGCAGTAATATTTTCAATACGGGCAGTGCATTTTGCGGCGTGTTTGATAAGCGCCCCGCGAGATTTGTAAGGCTTGTTGCAAAAAGAACAGGTGGACATATTAGCTACTACATTATAGAGCGGTCTTTTTATATTTATTTAATTAAAACAAATCTAATCCAGGTTGTTGCTGGGAGGAGGGTAATCGGGGGAGGGTGGGCGTATATAAACATCTTTAAATGTATAGATAGGTGGGGGGTAATCGGGAGAGGGCGGGCGTATATGAACGTCCTTATGGGCACGGGTCGGGGCGGGCGACAGTAGGACATTGGACCAAGACCGTGGGTTAACCGTTTTACTGGGACTAGGACTAGGACTAGGACTAGGACTAGGACTAGGACTAGGACTAGGACTAATAACTGGAATGCCAGTGCAGTATTTTGCCCAGTGTCCCTTTTTATGACAAACACCACACGTGGTATTAAGAATAAGGGGGCAAGTAATCGTTCCCCCAGGTCCAGGTTCGGATCGAGTCCAATGATTGGTATATTCGGCGCGCGATTTGCCTGCATTACGGCAAGTGCCGCAATACGGAGTATTGTACCGAGGATTATTTTGCATAATAATAATAACAACAATAAATAAAGCGATTAAGTGGTTGACACCTAAAACCGAACCCAAAGCCAATCAATTTTTTATCCGTAAGGGTCAATGCCTTTTTCAGTGAGAATATCCACGAGGAATGAAATTTTGACTGGGTCAAATCCAACTCCCTGTACGGGGAGACCATAAATCATAATATAATAATTAAATACCGCGGCAAGTTTAAACGTTTTCTGGACGGACATATTGCTGTAACTAAATGTATTTTCAACGAGTTTGGTATTCTTGTCAGTAAGGATATCATTGACGCGTTTTTCCAAGTTCGATTTGTCAACTTGCAATAGAAGATTGTCGCCGTATAGCGTGTAAGAATTGACTGAACCGACCAAGGTATCCTCGGCGAGTTTGAGAAACAAAGTAAGCGTAGAGTTTGTAGTTTTGGTTTGAATTATTTTCAAAGTGGACACCAACTGGGTATAATTAGTATAGTTGGACGGAATATTCTCATATGTTTTATTTGCCATATTAGCGCCGTATTGTGTTTCAATGATACGAAGTATGTTGAGATAAGATGTGGATAAGAAATCGAGAACATCTGTTGTAGTGCCCCCGTCGATAACGATACCACCCGAAGATGCAACGTCAGCTGCGGTAATTGTCAAAGAAGTGGGACGAATGAGAGAACGAGTATTTGAAGAAACCGTCGAATTGGTAAATATTGATTTACTATATGAATTCATAGTAAGAGATAGTTAGAATATGAATAGAAAAAGAAATGAGTTAAGGTACATATTGTATCATGCAAATCATTTTGCGAGACGTGTTGTCCGAGTTTCCCCCAACGTTGATGTTAGATTTGAAAAGCATTTTGGTAAGACTGGTATCAATTGTATAACCATTTTGTTGTAAGTAAGAGAAAACAGATGGGATATCTTCGGCACCCATAAAGAAATCGGTGTTTTTCGCGGAGTGGCGTCCGCCAGCCCCGTATGACGGTTGATTGGTGGGATATCGTTGCAAAACGAAAGTACAATTCGAAGACGATGATGCAAACGGGCTAGACTCTTGAAATGGCGATAATTTCGGGGAAGAAATGGAAGAGACCAACTGTGCAAGAGGTCCGACAGGCATAGCACTGAGTGTGATAATATTTTGGTATGATTTGTAATAAGTATTAAGATATGGTTCTAAATAAAGAACGACGGTTGTGTTTGCACTAGCAAAGGGGCTTTCCATATATGATATGGTCACATAAAATTGAAAACTTTTTATTACAAGAATGAATAGCATATATAATAACCAAATAATACCAATAATATAACATGAACGGCTTGGGGCGAGTAACAATAAAGACCAATAGGCATACATATAGTGAGGAGGTGGTAGAGCAACTATCGTCGTTTGCAAAGATCCACGAATATGATGATCGCAAAGAATTCAAGGAAGCGTGGCAGAAGTGGATGGAGGAGCCAGACATAAAGAACTTGATTATGACAGAAGTGGCAAGATTGACGGCGAATGGACTATCGGGGGATATATTAGACCGAATGTATAAAAGCGCGAGGTATTATTATCGCAAAAAGGGAGGCGAAGTAGTGAACGAACCAACAATAAGAAAGGAATACGAGGGTTTACCGCGTAAAGTATTGAAAACGATTGATGACTATATATACAGTGAAATTGATCGGAATATAGTAGAAACTGAGAAAGGGAGTAGCAATCATATCATTACGATAACCGCCGCACAAAGTTTTACGACATATTGTAAATTGCACTATGACGTGATATCCGATTTGTTGCCGCCGATGAATCAAGAAGAAGATAAAGTGAATACAAATATGCGAGAAGAATTGAAGAAGGTGACGGACAGATTAAAGAAGACGTACAAGAATCGGTTTTACAATATAAAAGTGGCATTACAAGATCCTGTGGTTGCATAAATAAATAACAAAAAGAAAACAAAACGTAAAAAATCAAAACAAACACAAACAAAACGGAGAAATCTGTTTTTTATTGTCGCAAGATAATATAACAATGAAAGTTCTCCCTGTACCTACTAAACAAGTAACTGCCCCTCCACCAAAGTTTCTAACCCGAGGAGGTTATGGCTGTGTATTTCATCCAGGAGTAAGTTGTAAAGACGACGGACCATTAACTGACAAATATATAACAAAAATACAGGCAGGCAAAGATACTAGTAGCCGCGAAAAGGTGATTGGTGAAAAGATCAAGAAAATAAAAAACTATGCGGATTACTATGCGCCGATATTGTCTAGCTGTTCGGTATCATTATCAAATGTGTCGGACAGTGAAATTAAGAAATGTGATATAATTAAGCCAGATGCATTAACCTATGCTGCGAGTAAATTAAGATATGTAGGAAAAAATACATTAGCGAAGCATTTGCTCGCGAAATATACTGCCAAGCCGATAGGAATTAGTCGCGAGATCGTAGCAACACATAAAGCATTGTTAGAAGGATTTAAGCGGCTATTCGCCGCGGGAATAATCCATTATGATGTAAAAGAGAACAATGTGATTTGTGAAGATAAAACGGGAACAGCCATCATAATCGATTTTGGACTGTCAATGGACGTATCAGAAATGTCCGCGAATGACTATAAAGACGCATTTTACGTATATGGACCCGACTATGGACCGTGGTGCTTAGAAATTGCGATGATATCATACGCCGCGAATGAACTGAAACCAGATGCCAAGGTTATGGCGGGCGGTTATATCGGATTTGGCGGGGCGACAGAGCCAACCAAGTGGCCAGACATGGAAGTTAAGCAGGAACATATAGACCGAGTAATCGGAGATTTTATAAAAAAGAATGACGCAATCACCGATTTGATAGCGGTGGATGCAGAGCGAGAGAAATACCGAGTAAACGCGACACAGTATTATAGCAAATATATAGGTAAACAATGGAAAGAAGTGGTAACTGAATTACTAACATATTGCAAATCGTGGGACAATTATGGGTTGTCGGTGTCTTATTTATATATCATAAAACAATTAAAATTGGGCGAGGTCGCGCTAATGAAGTCATACAAGTCATATTTGGAAGAAATCGTCTTGTCGCTGCCAGCAGATCGTCCAACGTGTGAGCAGACAATAGCAAAACTGAATGAACTGTTTGGTAAAGTGAAAAAGAATGAACAGAAGAAGCAGCAAAAAGATATACTGACCAAGTCGCGTAATCCTGCCGTCCAAGTCGAAGTAAAAAACAATGTATGGTCATCAATCAAACAACAATTGATAATAGATGAAGAAATGAAACGGATGCGACGGGCAATCTATGCATAACCATAATATGAAGCAAAATAAGACATCATATTATTAAAAAATAGTCATACTATCGGTCAACTCGCGAAATGTAATCCTCCAAGATATCGTAATGGGGATTTTTAAGAATATTACAAATTGAGTGGAACGGATTTGTATGGTAGCGTTTGAATTTTTGTAACATGGTATTAAAAATGAAAGGAGAGAACCCAGAAATCATAATTGTGGAATTTTGATGAATAGAACAGGGCAATAGTTCACCAAATCGTTTCGCTACGTTCCAAAAAGCAATAAACGGGGTTTGAATAGAATGTTCTGCAAAAATAGATATTATGTCGTCGTAAAACGAACCATTATTAGATAGTTGGGAGAACGTAGAAAAAACGACAAGACGTAAATGGCGAATGTCGTGACGGTTTAATCCCGCATCGCGAATGGTAGTCGCAATAAGATGAAATGCTTTACTAAAATTGGCATTTGTACAAAATGTGGATGATACGGCAGAGTGAATATGCTCCACGATGGAAACAAACCCAGAAGTAGTATCTAAATTAATCCAAGTAGGTTTATTACCTACAACGAGAACTCGGTTAGCAATAGAACTGCATTGTGCGAATAGTATCGCATATCCAATAGAGGAATAATAGCTATCGGAGTTCAGACTATACATAATATCAGAAACATCAATCATGGGAATAGAATAGCCGCCCTGTCGTGGAATAAACGACTTGGACATGGCGATCCACTGTTTGTCAAGTATATTCTTTTGAGAGAGAACATCTTCGTCAAGTAAATTCGAAGAATTGGCAATGAGTTGACGAGCCAGTTTTACATAATGATAAATGGGAAGAGGCGTAACGGACGCCGAATGACAAGTTGACAGATTAGTTGGACATTCATCGTTGGACAACCATTCTTTGAAATGTTGAGAACAAGACTGTCTATCGTCTGTATCCGTTTCGCCGTAACCAAATATGAGATTGGGTTGTTTCATCTGTGTATAGCGAGATACGTGTTGTGGAATAATATCGCGTCTATTTCGTGCACACTGCTTGATTTGCGTGGTATCAATGGTTTTATTCAATGACGCAATTTTTTTTCTATATATACGGCTGGACTTGGAAATGGCGGCGAGGTAAGAACGATCAGTGGCACTATTTAAAATGAACGGCTTATTTTTTTTAATCCAATGGAGAACTAGTTTATGGTATAGCCAGTCAAACTGTTTATGTTCTCGTGGAATCCATTTTGCCACATTGCTAATTGTCTGATTATGTTTTGGGAGAGCATAAACGTGGTGTATTTGCAAATCCGAATCCAGTTGTGCATTGACAAAGTCGCAACAAACATCAATAAAAGAATGGTCTTGTCCATTGACGGCGTGCGACTTGATAAACTCACATAGATATTTGATGTCTCGCCAAGAGCCAAATGCATTGTGTTGCCCTTCTGTGCATACAACGAACCGATGGAGTGCATAAGAGGCAAGTGTGGGGTAATATTTGTACCACACAAATAACATGAGATATGCGAAATGATGGTCCCCCTTGCCGCTCACGATACTGCGTACGTAACCAATTAATCTGTAAAACAGACCAAGGTATGCAAACCGATGCTCAACTGGCAAGTCGTATTTAATACGAGAGAGAACATCGCTTAATCGTCGTATCAATACAGCATCAGTTTCTTTGGAAGTCTCGCGGTAGTTATGAAAGAAGAAGAATACAAGTTCTTGTTGTAAGAATACCTGTAAATCAGATAGATTATAATTACTGTCCATTGTAGAAGTCTAGTGTATAACATCGCCTATCATTTATACCCTTTGTATATTTTACTTGGAGAACATCGACGGAACATTTTTGCGAGTTTTCTTGGGTTTATGAGAACGGTGTGGAACAAAATCACTATGTTGAACATCCATAGAAATACGGACCTTTCTAGTATGACTCGGTTTCGGGTCAACTGGAACAGACGATGACGACAATGATGATGGTTTAAGAATGGATTTAATTGTGTGGTTATGAGAACCTGTATCAACTTCTTTATACATAAAAAAGACAGAACTTAGACTATGAAAAATGAAAATAGAATGCGGAATTTGTATTTCATCCACAATCGGGAGAACTTTAAAAAAGGACTTGGAACTAGCCGGAATATCATTCGTTTGAGAGTACGTTTGTATGTGTTGAGGTTCCAAGTCAACGTGATAAACAAGGACGTCCATCAATTTATATTTTTTGGAATCCATTCGTTTATTGTTTTGTATTATACCGAGAACCGCATCGCTTGTGAGAACATTGTTAGAAATATCGCGTTTTTTGCGAGTGATTTTATCAATGTATGAGTTTTTATTGATATATAAAGAATATATTTGAATGTCAGTAACAGGTTCTCGGCAATAGTTTGTTTCAATGTTTTGTATTCGTTGTTGTTCGGCAATCCACGAAATATCTAAATTGGATTCGGAGTCAGATATAATGTTCATATTGTATTTTGAATAAGCAAATAAAAAAAATATAACATTTAAACACAAATGAGTTAAAAGCGACCGTACTATAAATATGTCTCGGAACAGCAAAATAGTAAATGTATGGTAGTGATATCGTTTATCCATTAGGTTATAAGGAATAACAATAATGAGAACACCGAATAGAATACATACAGAGTTTAAATATGTAAATTGCATATTTAACAACATACTGTAAACAAAAAATACAGACCCGAGACAGCAACCTATATTATAGGTTTACCGATACAAAGAAAGTATTAAAATAGTGAATAATTAACACTACATAAAAATAAAGGGACCAGCACACGACGACCAAAGGATACCGACCAAATGGGCACGACAAAAGATGATGAAGACGACCAAAGGGAGCTGACCAAAGGAAGCAGAACGGGTGATGACCGAAGTGCGACGAAAAATGGATTTGTAAAATTGAAACATCAATTGTACAAATAATATAAGACAAACACATACAGCATAGAAAGAATCTACACAATGAACATTCGATATTCATCCATCTGCATACCGCGCATAGATACAAGTACCGAGCGGGAGTACATTTTCAATAAGATAAATAATATGAATATGGGAACAATTGACCGCATACACGAGATTCCATTACGCAACGACCCGACACATAAGCGCGTAATAATCACACTACGGTGGAATTTAAGAAGTGAAATGACGAAATATGTGCAAAAGACCTTTGTAGAAAAAGGTTCCGTAAAATTGGTCCACGACATGCCGTGGTATTGGAAGATATGCCCTGCACGTTAGACCTCGCCACGTAGGGTTAACTTATGAACAGTAAATTCATTTATAATATTACTAAAATACTCTGCAAGAATCGGCGCAATGCCGTCCAAGTAATCATATGAAGGGGTATGTGACTTACAATAATTACATAACAGGTAGCCCCACCAATTATTGCGGTGACGTTCGGCCCCCAATATTTCTCGGTTAAATATGGTGTCCATAACGCTATATGTATTTTGAAACTCAATGATTTCGTTTTTGGTAGTGTCCTTTAATATGTATAGATAGGTCAACCGTTCCCGTTCACGCTCACGCTGACTAGTCGCGCGCACTGCGGGGCTGGGCGGCGCGTGAAACGCAAGATTATGTGTTTGGGCGTATTTCTCCTCTTTTTCCCATTTGTATAAAATAAAGTAAATCTCATTTTTAATATCTCGCAATTTTTCAATCAACATTTTTCTATGAAGATCGGTTTTTTTAATAAAGGAAAAGATGTTGATATGTGAGATGACAGGGAAAAGGCGTTTAATTTCTTCGGGTATGAGAACCGCGTTCGTAAGTTTATAGTCACTAATTCGCGTTTCCACATCATTAAACTTGGAAATAACAACTGATGTGGTATCATTGTCTTGTTGTTGCATAATCGTAAGTTTGCGGCCAGTAAGTTCAATGGACGTTTCAATATTATCAAACAAAGAGGCAAGTAGAGAATACATTTCAGTCGACGATTCATATTTCAAAAGGTTCATCAACGATATAAACAATGTGACAATTGCATTCAACCCCGAAATAATTCCAACGTTCCAAGACTTGCATTCAACAAATGGCGAAATAATAGTAATAACGGCACTTATAATGATTGCGGGAAACACGAGACAATTTAATTTCTGTTGAGTAAGAAGCTTGGATTGAATATACAGGTGTTTTTGCCCTTTAACGTACGTAGTTAGAATATCCATTTCGTTCGAATAGAGGGCATTGTTTTGATTTTGTTTATAATATTTGCCGATAGAACGTTCCACATCGCGATAATTCAGTTTATTATAACGTCGTTTATGATACGTGCGATACGAAATGTCTGTGTTATTACGTGAAATATTGGTGTCAGGTTCTTCATCGCTATTACTACGACTGCCCCGATTACTATCTAATACAGATAATACTGGACTATTACTGGACGATTTATATACAATCAAGTTCTCCTCGTGCGGTGTAAGAGGGGCAGTGTATGAATTACGAACTCGTTCAAGGTCTTTATTTGTAATACTCGTAAAGTGGTTATCTGTATATTGTTTGAGCCCCAATTCCTCTTCCACATTACTAATAATTGGTTGGCTATTTGCACAATTGTCCACGATAATATTGATTTTAACGGGAGCGTCGTTAATTTCCGATGAATGACTATCTATTCCAGTATCAAATGAATTTGTTCTCGGAGATATAGGAATAGAAGTATAATCAGTAGTATCTGCAATATCAATAGATACTAGGTTGGTGTCCATAAGTTGAGTAGTTAGATATATATCTATCGTTTTATATTTTTACAGAGAAAATTACGTAATCCGAGAACATAAAATTGATTACACAAAAGCGATCCATTAGATAGTATCTAAAATGCATCCAATAGTACCGAGTGACAAGCGATTGTATCGCAAGCAATTATGTGAATATAAGAAGCAAATGCGAAATCATATAATGACAAGTAGGTTTAACACAAGTACGTGGCAAGAAAATGAGCGATATCGTACGAGCAAGGCGAATGTTGGATGTATATATTGTAGCCCCGATCCAATCGCCACTGTAATTCCAATGGAATCAATCATGTTTGTACTAGAAATGAACAACGATACAAATAAAATAATGGGAATCGGAATGGTGCGTAACCGAGCGATAGTGAGCAAAATAAGTGTATATTCAAATGGCAATTATAACCGATATGTTTATATTGGAAAAACCCGAATAAATCGCACAGAAATGTCAGAGGACGAGGAGCGCATAATGAAAGTATTCGATATTTTATGTTTTAGTGGGAATACACATATGAAGCGGGGACAAGGTCTGAAAAGTTTTCCAACGGAAATGTTATTCAAGATGTCGGCACGCCTGGATATGGTGAGCTATATCGGAGAAATGTTTAAGAAACGAATACGTCCAACGAGAACAGAAACACATAATAACTAGCCGAATGAAAACACGCCAAAATAAAAATGATTAATGCGACAAGAACGATATATAGACTTTTTTTTATTCCAAGTAAATATATATCTGGGAAATGAATAATGCATTATCAAATAACCGCCCAACAAGGGGTCGGGATGATGCATCCATGTATGATGTAAGTACTTATACAGATGTAGAACTATTTAATATATTAGACGTAGATAGTCCGACAGACCGTGAATTAGAGGCAAAAATAATATTTTTAATAAACAAATATAAAAATGTACAGAATGCATCGGGCGACCAATTAGCGGAGTTTTTTGAAAAAATATATCGTCGTTTTTTTGAAGCAGAAGATGAAGCTGAAATAGAGAACTTTGAAGATGAAGATGAAGAAGACGCCGAAGGATTTGCGAATATAAGTGAAGGATTAAGTAATAATAAAGAAATAGTAAACGTAACAACAGTGCCAGCAAATAAAAATACGAATATTACCAATGCGACAGGGCCGAGTAGCGCAATACCAGTAAAACCAACAGCGCAAGCCAATAGTGTAGTAAAATCAAATCCTGATAATATCGGTTATACAAAGTCATTAGAGTATGCAAACGGCAAACTAAATCCATTATTGCAACAGACAATAAAGCGAATAATAAGTATTGATAGTCAATACAGAGATGACAAACGAACGCTATCCACAGAATTTACATTTAATTTATCCGACCCGTTAAAGGACGTGGTATCATTAAAGTTATATTCCGTGCAAATTCCATACACGTGGTATACAATCAATAATAATTTCGGAAGTAATTTTTTTGTATTGAAAGGGGATGTAGCTGGTATAAACAATGGTAATCATGATTATCAAATAGACATAGCGGCAGGCAATTATAGTCCCCAGGAGTTGACAGATACAATAAATGAAAGTATAGCTGCGGCAAAAAAAACATATTCTGACGTTAGCTTTGGTAATACGGCTCTTGTATATAACAGCAATACATCATTGATAACGACGACAATGGATTTATATAAACAATATAATGAGACGAGTTATTATGTAGACTTTCTAACTACGAGGACGGACATTGATAATAGCACAAATAGGTTAAATTCTATACACGGTTTTTTAGGGTTTACACAAAAAACATATGAGATGTTTCACTTAGAAAGTGAGAGAACATTGCCATTGACTACGGATACGGCAAATGAAAATATTAGATTTACGATAAATAGTGGTAATAATTATATTACAGTATATAAATACATAGGAGATGAATATGACGATAATCAGTTGGGCAAAGTGATAGATTTAACGTTTGATATAGTAATTGGCTTGGCAGATGGTTCTTATACAAGAGCACAGTTGACAGCGGCGTTAAATTCCGCAATAGTAAATAATATATACTTATCTACGGCCGAGACGTCTATACCGCGTAAGTCTGGCATACAGCGCATAGATTTGAGTAACAATTCTTATTTTTTATTAAAATTAAAATCAAACAGAAATACAACGAATAATATAGGCGGGTCAAAGATACAACTACGATTTCCCCTGGAAACTGGTGTCGATAAAAAGATATGGTCAGGAAGCAATTCTTGTTTTCAGTTTAATCCAAATTCATCGCGCGTAATGGAGATGAATAATCTAACATCTGAACAGTCTCCTATACAAGAATCCGATTCTCAGTATACGATAGCGTCAAGCCCGTACATAAGTTTAGTGTGCAAAAGCAATGGTTATGATGTATCTAACACCCGCTATAAAATAAAAGTAGAGAACACAGTCGCTGTACCATATAGTTTAACGAATTACATCACGGCAATAAATTCTGGTATTAGAACAGTAGATAACAATAGTAATTTCACCACAGACAATACACTTGTGCAAATTGACAGTCAAAATACATTTAACGCCCAGGTAGATCTTACACAAACCATAACAACGTCAAATTTTAAGTTAGACCTTACAGACAGTTTTTTACATACAGTTTTAAATTTTGATACTTCATATAACCTGAATGTGAATAATGGAGTTTATACATCTACGTTTAACTATTTGAACAACTATACAATACAACAAACTGGCAACCTAGCCATATTTAGTGGACGGATTGCAGGAAACTTTATGACAAGTGATCTAAGTTATACAGTAATACATCCGAATAATACGAATACTACTAGTAACCAAACGCCGTATGTTACTGGACTTGTGCGTACACTAGAAAATACAATAAATCAGCAATTTGAAAATTTTAAGGACAGTGATGGCGTAAGCGTATTAAGTGGAACGAATATTCGATTAGTGGCGAATCAGAATAATACGGCAACCGCAACGCTAACTGTATCTGTTAATAAACAATTGACTGAATCTGATTATAGTATTCAGTTTCTAGAAGATATATCCTATAATATAACACAAACTAAATTTAAACTTGACGTAAGTGGAGGTGTTGATGGCATTCCTGGAACGTATATAACGTACGTGAATGGTTTATACGATTTATCATCGGCACTCATTCCGTCAGGATTGGGCGTATTAACAAAAGTATTTGACTTATCTGGCGGCGGGAATTTTATATATGATATGCAAACGGCGAATGTATTCACCTCACAGTTTGATACAACTGATATATCAAATAACCTATATACAATAGATACAAATTACATTGCATTTTTAGGATCAACGGTTAATCCAGCTGTGGATACACCATATTATGGAAGATCGTTTAGATATGGTTCAATTGTTCCACACGGATATTTAATACCGTCACCAACGACTCGTTCGTATAATACAATTAATGGGCTAGTATCGGCAATAAATACACAATTTAACTTGTTTCCTGACTTATTTGGGACTGCACTAACAATCAGCCAGATATCTACTACACGAAAATATAATTGTTCGCTAACCGTTGTCGTAAATCAAAGATATAATCAAGATACTTGGTATAAAAACTTGAAAATACCACGCGAAATGATAGATTCAAGTTGGGATCTGTCATATAGTTCAACTACCAATCAAGCCTTATCGTATACTACCACAAACACATCTGGTTCGGTCGCATTGGGAATAAAGGGCTACACGGAAATTAACCAGAAAGCATTTAACTGCACTTCTGAAAATAATACATTTGAATTAGTACCATACGAAGAAGGAGTAATATCTACGAATAATAATTTAATATTTACATTGCCATTAAAAAATATAGATGGCACAACTATAAGATATACTCGAACCAGATTATTGGACGAGATTAATACCCAGTTTTTAGGAACCGCAGCATCGGGATCAAATATAAGTATAATAACATCTGACACAGGAGTAGAATATACAAAGTTTCGTATAACCATTAACAAGGAATATACATCAAAAGATTACCGAATCGTGTTTTATGACCCGTATAGTTTTGTGAAATGTTTTTCAGGAGTAAATAGTGTAAGAAACGTCACCTGGGATACCACATTGGGCTGGATTTTGGGATATCGATTATCAACAATATATTATTTGTCTGATTATACATCTACTCGAACAGTAATCATTGTCGCTGATACGTCTATCAGTACAAATTTATTTAATTATTTCTTAATCACATTGGATGATTATAATCAGAACCACTTGAACGACGGTTTAGTAACAGTTACTGCAAAGGACACCGATATACCATTGCCGTCATACGCAAACCGTACAAATTATACGTGCGACCCAGTCACAAAAGAATTAACATATAATACAGAGCAGCGAACCGATTATAGTAAATTGACACAGAATCAGATATATGCATTAAACCAGGTTGCAAATTCAAAGAATGTATCAACGACACAGGTAACCGCAGGTGAAGTTTCAAGTAAGAACTATGGATCGGGTCCATTTGCCAAAGATGTGTTTGGAATCATACCACTGAAATTGGCTGGATTACAGAACGGAAGTTCATTTGTGGAATTTGGTGGTACTTTACAAAACCAAGAACGGATATATTTCGGGCCAGTCAACATACATCGCATGTCCGTGAAATTATTAAGTGACCGCGGAAACGTGGTGGACCTGAACGGCGCAAATTGGTCGTTCTCATTAGTATGTGAACAATTGTATAGACCACAACAATCAGGGAATTAAATACACTATTATATTATGTATAATGAATTTATTAGTCACACCCTTACCTGAAATCATAAATAAGCCGATGCCATCCCCTTTAATATATGCACTTGACTTGGTCGGTCTACTTGGACCAGTAATATTATTTATAGTAAGCATATTGCAATTATGGGGCAATGGTATATACTGGACACTAAGTATCGTAGTACTGTGTATAAATATATTTATAAACATTGGCTTAAAACAATGGATAAGAGAACCGCGCCCAGTCGGAGGGCAAATTATGACAACATATGACACATATACTGGTGTGCTAGACTATGGGATGCCGTCTGGACATTCCCAAATGGCATTTGGCATAGTCACATTCGTCTATTTAGTGAAACAATCAATAAGCTTTCTTATTGGCGGTACGTGGATAATTGGGTTAACTGTTTATCAGCGATGGAAGTATAAGAGACACAGTATAGAGCAATTGGCTACGGGTGCGATAGTTGGAATTTTAGTAGCATATATAAGTTATACATTAATAACGATGGGAATCACTGGACAATAAAATCGGGTGATAGTGTATAAACAGAATGTCTCAAAGTGATTATTTAAAGTCAAAACGAATATCGACTCTATTGCGTATAGACAATCAGAAGGTTAATAATGTAACAAAACAGCCCGCCGTATTTACATCACAAGATTTACAGAATTATACACAATATGCATTGACGAACACGATAGTAAATACCAAGCCGACGCTGAACCGACTAACTCCCAAATTAAGACAGCGAGTATATGATATGGATAAAGCAGTTAGCGGCTGCCCATCATTTCTAGTGTGCAAAGATACACAGCAGCGCAATAATCGCGTATTGTCGTCGGCTGGATATTTTGGGGCGACCATGGCAAATAATACTGCGAAAAGTAGTCTAGTAAATATACGTACATACTGGGACAACACTCCCGCCAATTTAAAAACGGAATGCAATTGTGCAGTTGGAAACCGAACCACGGATAGCTATGCTTGCGCGTGTTCGATGGGGCGGTTTGGCATAGTGCGATAATATGATATGAATTTAAACCATTGAAGATTCATATTATAATAAAATGTATGCGCCGCAAATAATAATAGGCGTTAGTTCATTTGAGTTCTTCACTTATTCGTTTGGTTTTCCAAGTCAGATACTCGTCGTTTCAACTGTTGGATTTCGTGTATCAGAAGACCAATGAAACCAGTATAGTTAATACTTTGATTCTGTTCACCATCTTTTTCGCCACTGACTAAAAAGGGGAAATGTTCTTGTACTTCGTGGGCGATGAGACCAATATCTTGTTTATTAGTAAGTTTATTACGATAAGATACTGGTTTTAATTGGTCGACTGTAAATGAGCAATCAGGCAAGGAAACGACGTTATCTTTAATACGATAATCTGATGATGCATTGAAAGATGCTGCGTTTATCACACCAACTGCACCTATATTAACGCACCATATATCGCCACTAATGTCTAATTGAGTGCTAGGAAAAGCTTTACCAATAGCGATCCTGCTAGTAACTATGTTGCCAGTAGTAGTTATGGCGCCAGTAACTATGGAGTTAGTCGCATCTAGTGCGCCGCAGTATAGTGTCGAACCACTTGAACTGAATGCAGTGCAGACTATACCACCATCAACGTGTAATTTGTAACTAGCATTCGGAGTTGCTGTCCCTATACCGACCGTTCCATTTGCACCTACAAATAATTTATTAGTGTTTACAGTTAAAGTGTTTGCGTTTACGTTCCCAGAAGCAGTTATGGTGGCTGTATTTAAGTTGCCGCCAGAAATATCTAATGCGCTTGCATATAACGGTTGAGTTGAACTTAAACCATTGCAGTATATGGAACCATTAACATATAATTTGTAATTACTATCCGGAGCTGTTGTCCCTATACCGACCGTTCCATTATGAAGAATACGCATACGTTCTTCGGCTATGGTTACAGTGGCAGAACCGAGGTTTTCATCTCGTCTTGTAGAAAACAATAAACTGCTACCACTAGTACCAGCGTTAAAAGAAGTACCACTTCTTATAGCCGAAATAGAAGCCATTTCAAATGGTTGGGCAAATGAGATATTAGATTGATTATAAAAAGACATTTTACAATTATTTCCTTGTAGATTAGTATTATCATATGTAAGTTGCAAACGTAATAATTCATTTGGGGCAGTAGCAACTGGCAATGCTGAAGCGCGTGAAATAATTAGCGGTACGGGTTGAGGCGTAAGAACGTTGGTATTTGCAATGCTTCCAATAAACATATTCCCACTAAGGTCAATTCGCATAACTTCCGCACTGACTCCATTAAACACCGTTGGTGTTGTGTAAAACTGAAGACCGCTGTTATCCGACGCAGTGATTAGTATTTTTTTGTTTGCACTGCTCACGCCACCACCACCGAGAGAGTTCCATCCAGTTGTATATCCTTCAAATGCCGCCGATGTTGTATTATATCGTATTGATCCTGTGGTTGCTGCACCTGTTGATGTTCCAATAGGAACAACCAGACTATTACCAACTGTAACATTTCCGTTAAGCGAAACATCGCCCGCAACAGTGAACTTGCCGTTAAACGAAACATCAGTCTTGACAAAAAGTTTGCCATTAAACGAAGCATCCTTTGATACGAATAGATTTCCATTCAATGACAAATCATTTGTTACACTTACAAAGTAATTGTTAATGGTGGTATTTTTAACAATGGAATTCAGTGTAGATGTCACGGATAAAACTCCTGAAATGTCTACATTGCCATTTAATGATGCATCGCCAGATATTACTAATTTGGGGGCTCTTACGGCGCCAGTAAATGTAGCACCCAATGTTGCATCTAATTCTAATTGAGTCACGTTATCCACCTTGAATCGGTGTTCCCACGTTGCGGGCACATTATAGTTCATTTCAGTAGTTGATGTGGTATGCTTTATAGAAACAGGATTTGTAGTACCTATTGTTAGAATAGAGTTATCCGTGTTAATAGTGAGTCCAGTTGTGTTTAAAGAACCAATTTGAACGTTGTTTGCTAAAAATAAATGCGAATTACCAGTTGAACAATTATATCTTAATGAACTCAAATTGGAGTCAATGAAATTTATTTTATTTGTATCTAGGTACAATTTTTGAACTGGTGTTGCGTTCGTGTTCATTATTGTTATTCCAGTGGCATCTATTTGTGCTTGTTGAACATCATTAACTAACCAACCAAAGCTATTGTTCGTTGGCACATAGTTATTTAATCTTGTTGATGCTGATACATATGACGTGTATGCAGTTGCCAAAGCTCCATTATATTCCACTCGTTCATTGGATGATACTCGTAAGTCGCCTGTAAGTGTTAAACGGGTTGCATCTAATGTAGCATGTTGAGTATTATCAACAAACCAACCAAAGCTATTAGCCGCTGGTACATAGTTATTTAAGCTTGTTGTTACATATGACGTGTATGCAGTTATCGCGCCATTATATTCTACTCGTTTACTGGATGC